GCCTGTATATGTCGGATTTGATATGTCGGCAAAAATAGACCTTACTTCTGTTGCATTTATTATTCCTTACAAAGACAAGGACAGCGGCACGATAAAGTATATTCTGTTTTCTCACAGTTTCATTCCGAACCGTGAACGCTTGCAGGAGCATATAACCGTTGACAAAATGCCTTATGATGCATGGGAGCGTAACGGATTTTTAACCGTTAACGACACGGATATTGTTGACCAGAATCAGGTTATGCAGTATGTACGGAATTTTTGTGCAGAACACGAGCTGAAAATACAAATGCTTTGCTTTGATCCGGATAATGCCGCTAAACTTATGCTTGAACTGTCTGACGAATTTGATGTTGCTGAGGTTTACCAGTCGCACAAGTCACTGAATGAAAGCACAAAGACTTTCAGGGAACAAGTTTACAGCGGCAATGTATGTTTTCTCAATAATCCACTGCTCAACTTTGCTATGGGTAATGCTGTAGTAAAAACGAACAACGGGTACATAAAGATAGACAAGGACGCAGCGAAGCGGCGCATAGATCCTGTTGATGCAGCATTATGTGCTTTCAAGCTTGCACTGTATCACAATTTCGATGATGATAATTATTCTGATAAATGGCTTGATGAGGACTGAATGCCAAATATGGCGGCTTTTTATACCGTTAAGTCCGGAATTGGTTTTATCTTAACTTGCCGTTGACTAAAAAATATTTGATTTAGTCAAGGAAAACCTGCATTAAAAGCGGAGTTTTTAACTTGCTGTCAACTTTTATAGACTAAAATTAAAATCAAAATATGCCATTTTTGGTTTTAACAGGTTTAAAAATCGAATAAATCAGCACTTTGCGACCGACAAGAAAATATCGGTTGCAAGGTGCTTTTTTGTTGCCGAAAGGAAGTGAATTATATGGATATGGCAGAAATAATGAGAGATGCACAACAGGGTATCGGCGGCGATTATGAACAGTTCAGATGTTGAAAATGTTGATTTTTGAAAGGAGTGAGGTCAAACGAAGAAAAAAGACCGTTCACGAAAAATACGGGATGAAACCGAAAACTATCCTATTACAGAACTGCACCGTCTGTTTGATAACAGCGACATTCTTTCGGCGGCAGGTGCAAGCAATCTTACAGCGGCAACATATTATGCCTGTATGCTTATCCGCTGTAATGCTCTTGCAAAAATACCGTTCAAGATATACAAGTCAGACGGTGAGGGCGCTGAACAACTTACAGATCATCCGCTCAGAGAGCTTATAAAATTCCGTCCCAATCCGTTTATGACAGCTCACGATTTTATGTGGGCAACTGAATTTCAGCGAATTGAATACGGTAATGCATTCTGGGTTTATGACTTTCACGGCGGACGTATTCAGGCAATATATCCGCTGTACAGTCCGAAAGTACAGATCATTATTGACGATGAAAGTCTTTTCGGCAGTCGGAACGCTGTTTACTATCTGTACAATGATAGCAAACAGGGACAAATAATTTATCCGTCAGACAAGATACTGCATTTTAAAAATTTTGCCGTTAACGCCATTGTCGGAAAGCCTGTCAAGCATTATCTGTATGACGTTATCATGCAGGAAAAGTATGCGCAGAATGTTGTCAAGGAACGCTATAAAAAAGGCTTGCAGGATCCGATTGTAGTAACGTATGTCGGTGATCTCGGTGACGAGAAAAAAAGCAGGATACAGAAGAAATTTGAAAGTATGGGCGGTGTGCAGAATGCCGGAAAGGTCATCCCCATTCCGTCAGACTTCGACATAAAGACCTTACAGACAAATCTTGTATCAAATCAGTTTTTTGAACTCAACGGACTGACTACAAGACATATTGCCAATGGCTTTGGTGTAAAGTCCTTTCAGCTCAACGACATGGAGAAGTCAACATATTCCAATATCACAGAGCAGAACAAGGCTTTTTACAGTGACACAATGCAGAATGTGTTTACTTGCTATGAACAGGAAATGACTTATAAGCTCCTGTCTGCCTCTGACAGAAAAGAAGGATTGTTTATTGAAGCTAATGCAGATGTAATGTTACGAACCGATTTACTTACACGAATGCAGGCTTATACAACAGCAGTAAACGGCGGTATAATGCAGATCGCAGAAGCAAGGCGCAGGGAAAATCTGAAATATGTTCCGGGAACTGACCGTCTGATACTCGGCAACGGTGCGGCAATACCGCTTGATGATCTCGGAAAGCAATACGGAGGTGAAACAAACTGAAAGAATATAAATTCACGAAGAAAGACAAAAACGGCATAAAAGACTGCGGCTATATGCGTATCAAAGACAGCGAGGAACAGCCCGACAATGCGGAACTGTATTTTTACGGTGATATCTGTTCCGATACATGGGAATCAAAATGGAGTCCGGAGGGCAAAGCTCCGCAGGATGTTTCCGACTTCCTGCACAGTCTTGACGGAAAGAAACGTGTTGATGTGTATATCAACAGCGGCGGCGGTGACGTATTCGGCGGCATGGCAATTTATAACATCCTGTCACGCTATCAGGGCGAAACTGTCGCACACATTGACGGCATTGCCGCCAGTATTGCCGGTATTATCCCCTTTGCGTGTGATAAGGTCATAGCTAAATCAAGCGCACAGATAATGCTTCACAAGCCTTGGGCCTTCTGTGTGGGTAATGCAGATGACATGAAAAAGTGCATTGAAAGCCTTAACACCTGCGAGAAATCTATCATTGACATCTACACAGAACACGCCATTAACGGCACTACATCAGAAAAGATAAAGTCTATGATAGACCGTGAAACGTGGCTGACCTGCGGCGAAGCACAGCAGTATTTCAATATCGGGATCGAAAACGGAGAGCCGGCACAGGCTTGTGTTTCGGATTTTTACGATAAATACAGAGGTGTTCCGGAAAATCTTTCTCAAAATCCAAAAATCGAGAATGAAGCGGAACGCAAAAGAAAACTACAGCTTGAACTTGATTGTTTAAAATTCAATAAAGAGAGGTAATTTACATGACAAAACTTGAAGAAATGCAGAATAAACTCGTTAATCTTATTTCCGATATGCAGAAAAAGATCGACAGTGATGACCTTGACGGAGCCGAACAGATCAGAGATCAGATCAAGGCACTTAAAACAATGATAGATCAGCAGATATTTGTTGATGAGCTTGAAGCCGAAGACTTCAAGGCAACAGCAAAGACTATACCTCAGAACAAGCAGACTGCCGACAGTGCAGGCTTTATACGTGCATGTATAAAGAAATTTTCCAACAAGACACTTACACCGCAGGAAAATGAACTTCTTGTACAGAATTCACTTCTCCTGCCCACAACTGCCGCACCGAACGGCACTAACGGCGAGGCTTACATACTTCCGCAGGATATACAGACGGCCATAACACGCAAAAAGAGAGAATACCGCTCTTTCCGTTCTGTTTTGGGCTACTACAAGACAACGGCACTTTCCGGTGCATTCCCCGTTGAAAATCTTGACAGCATAGCAGGGCTTATCGACTTTGAGGACGGTACGGACGGCGTTGATACAAATACACCGTCATTCACAAAGGTATCATTCAAGCTCAAAGAAAAGGCAGCTTTCATAAAGCTTTCAAACACTCTCCTTGCACTTACGGATAATGACCTTATTTCATATATCGTTGAAGTGTTCTCGAAGCGAGCTGTTATTACAGAAAATGCAATGGCTGTGACCGCACTCGAAACAGGCAAGACAAAGAAAACTCATGCAACGTGGAAAGCGCTTAAGTCATCCATCAACAAAGACCTTGATCCTGCCGCTTTGTATGATACCGTTATCGTTACAAATCAGGACGGCTTTGATTATCTTGACAGTCAGCTTGATGAAAACGGTAGGCCTGTCATGCAGCCGGATATATCCGAGCCGACAAAAAGACGTTTTATGGGTTATGAAGTCGTTGTGTTCTCCAATACACTTCTCCCGACCATTACAAGAAGCTCTCACACCTATGCACCTGTTTATTACGGCGATCTAAGGGACGGTGTAAAGTTCGTTGATATGGGCAGTACTTCCTTTGCTACATCCGATGCGGCAGGCTTCATGAGCAATACCACTGTTGCAAGGCTTATTGAGTTTGTGGACGTTATCCAGTGCGACAGCTCCGACAAGTGCTACATCTGCGGCGAAGTGCAGACTGATGCATCATGAGCAGACAAAATTATTATCAGGATTTAGAGTTGGCTGTTGAGCGTGTAAAAGGCTTTCTGAAAATAGACTTTGATGATGACACCGATGTTATCCGTCTGCTGATAGAGTCAGCACGTGAATACATTGTTGATGCAATAGGATATTGTGATGAACGTATTGCGAGAATACTTCTTCTTGAATATGTTATCATATCGGAAATGTATGAAAAGCGTTCCATGACCGTCAGCACCGATAATATGAACACCAAAGTACAGTACACTATCCGGTCAATCATCAATCAGTTACAGCTTGGAGATGATGAAAATGAGTAAGCTTACGGTCGATATAGGCAGACTTGACAAGCGTATAACGATACAGCGACAGGATGTA